TTCTGGAAAGTCCCATCTACCTTTTAATGCATCGAGTAATATTAAGGAAGGTGTAACTTCATCTGGGTGAAAAACTCCCCATGTTGTAATAGCACTGAAGTCAGCAGTTTCTTTTTTAGAAAAGGCAGTATCATAACTTTGAATGACATGAGATAAAGCAGGTAAGGGTCGTTTCCATGCTCTCCACCATTCACGTTTTAGAATAGCTCCTTCTTCTGCAACTGGATCTTGCATATACTGAGCATTCCAGTTTCTAACTGAAATTGAGGCTTTAACTTTTTCTAATTCTTCTACTGTCCAGTATTCAGGCCACACGGCATTACCTGTTGGCATAATGGCAGGGAAAGATATTTGTCTCCACTTATCTGCTTTAGGATCGGTCTGATGTTTTAAAAGTCGACCTGTCAAATCATCTTGAGCCCATCGTGTCATAACTACCAAGATGGAACCACCTGGCTGTAAACGTTGACGGGGGCCTGATGAATACCATTCATATGCTTTTTCCATTGCTGTATCTGACATGGCATCTTGTTCGGTATGCGGATCATCTATAATTAATAAATCTGCACCACGACCTGTGATGGAACCACCAACACCAGCAGCAAAATATTCTCCCCCATGGTTCGTTTCCCAACGTCCCTTAGCTTTTGAGTCTTCTCTTAATTTCACATCTCCAAAGATTTGTTTATATTCAGGAGAGTCCATAAGGTTTCTAACTTTGGAACCAAATCGAGATGCAAGTTCTGCGTTGTGGGATACTTGCATAATCTTCATCTTAGGAAATTTTCCTATAATCCAGGCTGGAAATAAATAGGAAGCAAATTCTGATTTTGTGTGCCTGGGGGGCATGTTAATTATAAGTCTACCTTTTTTCTCATTTGCAATTCTAGTAAACTCATTAGCAATAACTTGATGATGACCCATGTTCTTTGGATCATTTGTTTTTCTATAAATAAAATCTGGCCAGACATTTACTACGAAATATAAAAAATTATCTTGGCAAAGTTTAATATGTCTTAGCCAAGTCTTTTCTAATCGATCACGTAGTTGGTCTGTCGTTAATAACTCCGTCGACATATACGTAGAATATATCACTTCTCTGCGTGTATGCAACTTGTCTAAAGATCAAGATCTCGGTACCATCACAGCATATATGCGTGGTGGGGGGGTCAACATACTAGATGTTGTGGTTTTTTGGAATTGATGCTGGTGATTGAAGGATCGCTGCCAGGCAGCAGCAGTCCTGCTGCCTGGAAGGTTATTACTTATAGATAGGGATTATGTAAGTAATTAGTTCGCTTTGGTAAGACTAATCTATTATGGATAGGTTTATACTTTTGTATCCAACGCCTTTCATACCAACGAATTTTATTTCTGTCTTTAACTCTTAATATCTTAACTTTATATCCTCTTAAATCATGTGAGAGTATTCGAGAATAAACATTCCATTGAGACATTCCAATATACTTAATGATATTAGTTCGTTCCGATATTAAAAAGTAAATACCCCCGAATTGCTCGGGGATATTTGTTGCGTTTAAAGTTTTAAGTTTTTTACTCATCACTTTTCTGTCCACTCATTAACTTTAATAAATGTCCAAACTTTTCAAAATATTTCTGTCGCAAAAATTCCATGCTTTCTGCTCCACCATATTCTGCCATTGTTTCTTCAACAACGCCCTCTAAAGTTTTAAACATTAGTTCATAATCTAATTGCTTAAAAATCTTTTTATCTAAATTTTTAGCATTACGATTATCAAGTGAACTCCCTTGCATTTTAGCAAGGGAATTTTGAATTGAGTTAATTAAATTATTTGGCATTAATTACCTCATCTTGAACAACTGGTTTAAATTCAACTGATGTCCTTTCAGTTAAATATTTTTGATAAACATTCGGACACGCCTCTTTGAATTTTTTTGTATCAAAGTATAAACCAGTTCTAGTTAATCTTTGAATACAAGCGACCTCATCTTTATCATAAAAAAATAAAACATTAGTTTTATTTTTTTCAAAGACTTGTGAAACTTCGTTTTGTAAAAGTTCCAAGTTCTTTTTGTACTCTTTAATTGTAAGCTTTAACTTTGCAAAGCTAATCCCTAACTTGTTATCTTTAACTGACAACTTTGTGTTAAGGTTTTGTTTTTTTGTTTTCATAACATACCTTTCTTTTGTTGTTTGTTATTTGATAAACTTTTATATTATCCTATATTGAAATCAACTATTATTTTTTAATTTTTTTATTTTTTCCAATATCTCCAAAAATAGCAAAATCATCATTTTTCTCCATTCAGTTGTAAAAAAGTCTTCGCCACAGCTTCGAGGATTGACGAAACCAACCTCGCCTGACCTCTGGTGCCTGTGCTTTTTCTATCTGTTCAATTAAAACAAAAAGCGACGAGAACGAGACGAGCCCGTCGCTTTCTGTTGCCTAAAGCCATTTCCACCACACGAAAATTCCAAGCAGTATCCACGACATTAAAACATAATCAGCAAATCCGAAATCCATCTGATTCCCTACAAAAGTTTATGAACTCCTCTACATTCTTGACAGAAAAAGGGTACGAAGACCTGTGGTCTGTCAACTCGTAAAGTTTATCCCATTTGTTTTTATACGGCTCGGGATAATCACGGGGAACGACAGAACTATCGCCAACCTCTGCAACCACCCTTGCACGCAACTTCTCTTGCAGTTTATGGATACGTTTGTTCCATTCCGACGCTTCAATCATCTCTTGCTTGACCTGTTCTTCGTATGCTTTTGCATCACCCGACTTAATCAAAAACTCAAGTTGATTTGCGATTTGATGTGCCTCTTCTTTCGAGACCTCAAACCCGTCGTTATAGTGCCAACCGTCAGCTTTGTCTTCAGCAACGACCTTTGTCTTTTCAATCACGTAAGATGCTAGACGTCTCCACCACCATACATTGTTTCTAAAACTAGTGTCGTTCTTTGTGCTTAATAAGTCGAAACCCATATCAAGACACCTTTTTTTGTTTTATCATTTCCTTGACGGCTTCTTGCACGGCTCTAGACATTGATACTTCAATATCAAAACCTTTCTTGGCAAGAATTTTTAGTTGATTGTAAGTCGGCATATTAATAGCCACTGACTTATATCTATTTGCGTCCATTTTATTTTCTCCTTTGTTAAGTTGTTATGTACCCTAATATATAGGATTAAAAATTAATTGCAATCACTTTTTAGTTGTATTGATTTACCCCATTCGCCAGATGTTTCTGCCGTCCCCCGCAGGAACTTGTCCAACTCCTGAGCCCCCCAGAGTCCTGTCAAACCGAGACGAGAAGTTAGAGTAATCATGTCACGAGAGTACATGGATCAGGAACAGAGCTCCTCCAGCCAGGGCCAGCGGCCCCAGCCTGGGAAAGATTGCAAATAGTATTGCGAAGGTGAAGACGAGGTGCATCAACTAAGCTTCTCGCATTCTTCTAGCGATGTTGGCTTGAACCACAGATCTCGCTCGATGGGCAGATTCATCTGACCTCTGTACGTGGTGAGTTCATCTAGTGACACGTAACCGAGTTCTTTCTCATGCAGGCAGCAGAGTCCGAAGGCTGTGTTAGTTTCTGGATCTAACTCACTCAGGTACCAGGTCCCGATGCCCGTGGGATTGAAGAGTTTGACCTCAGCTTTAAATGTCTTTGTTCCATCCTGTGCACGATGGTTACTGATCAGCTTTTCCAGCTGCGCTTTGGTGATTAGTTTCATTGTCCGTTCTCCTTGGTTAATTGTTATCTTATCTATATAAGACGAAAGGGATTCTTTGTCAAGAGCTATTTTGCACGTCAGTCCTGAGCTGCAGGTGCAGCTCCTGTGTCCTTTGACCACGAACAACGGTCATCTGTCAAACGAGAAACGAGATGTGGGAAGTAGCGAAAGGAACTGGGTGACGAGTCCAGCTCCTTTCTTCTTTGTTTGTCGTTGTGAATGGAGTTATACAATGACAGCCCGAGATTACTTAATCTTCATCTGTTGTCAACTAAAAAATTTTGGAGCTTCTCCTGAGCTCACCCCCCTTCCAGCTCTGGCTGCAGGATCCGTAATCCTTATTAACGAGCTTTCCCGAGCTTTGTAACGAGATTTCCCGAGGTTCAGGATCCAGGGAACAGCTCACGCTGCACCAGCTCCCAGTCTATAGGTTCGTTGACCGAGATATGTTGTTCCTGAGCCGAGATTTGTGAACCGAGGACAACGGATCCCGTGTAGATTTTCAAGGCTCTCTCCTTTTGGGGTCGGTTGATAATAAATACCTTACCACCAGCTTTAGTTCTTTTAGCAATCCAAACCTTTTGCCACTTGCTTAGACCTAAATCCTTGTGTGTATTAGCCTTAAGTTCTATCCATATCTCATGACCATTTAAACAAGCATTTACGTCAGGAATTCCATTCTCAGTATAGCTTTCTATTCTTGTAAAATGTACTTT